TGCCAGCCTTTGCGCAGGGCGGCGTGGTGGACCGACCAACGCTGGCGATGGTGGGCGAAGGCGGCGAGCGCGAATATGTGGTGCCCGAATCCAAGATGGCCGCGGCCAGCAGCAACTACCTAGCAGGCGCTCGCGGCGGCGCAGTGCTGGCAGGTGCTGCATCAGGCGGCGGCACGCCCACGATCAGTATCACCACCGGCCCGGTCATGGAGTTCGACGGCCAGCGCTATGTCACGGTGGCCGACATGGAACGCGCCATGCGGTTGACCGCTGAAGGTGTGATCGGCCGTCTGCGTACACCGTCTGCACGCATCGCGCTGGGCATGGCCTGATGAGAGCACAAAGCCAATACCTCCGCATCTATGACGCTGCTGGTGTTACCTACCAGCGCTGGCAGAGCTACTACGCCAACACCAGCGTCACATGGTCGAGCGCCAGCTGGAACTACGTGCCGTTCATCGCTGATGGCATCACCGCCGGCAGCAGTGGCACTGAAGAATCGGTCTCTGTTACCGCTGCAGCCACCGGCCTGGTGTTGGATGCGTTCTTGGCTGCCATCAGCGATGGCCGCCTGGTGGATCTCAGCATCTACCAGTTCGATTCCACCATCAACTACAACACGCCGCAAGCTGGGCAGGAGCTGGTGGCTGCGTACACCGGCCAAGTGGTTGGCGGCAATGGTGGATTGACTAGCCTGACCATACAACTCGGCTCGGCATTGTCTCCCGTTGGAGCGCAAGTGCCGCCGCGCCGGTTGACATTGGCGATCATGGGGCAGGGCATCAGGCAGTGAGCTTCCTTTCCTCCAGCGATCCACTGGCACTGCTGGCCATCCAGTCCGGTCAGATCAACGCACCAGCTGACGCAACCGCCGCGCAGGGCACCACAGAGCTGGATCGCCCGCAGCGGTTCGCGCAGATTGGCGAGCCGGTGCCGATCGTGTTCGCCCGATTCCGCAACAGCAAAGGCGGCATCCTGATCAGCCCCGGCGCCACCGAAGCACGCTTCGTGAATGACGCCAGCAACAACGTCACCGCGTACTACATGCTGGTGCTGAGCGAGGGCCAGCTCGACAGCATCCCGGTGAAGGATGTCTTTCAACGTGCCTGCCGCGTTGGCGCCCATACGCAGACCTACGACCGCAGGGCCGGCGCCTGGGCACCCGGCAACTTCCTGGTACAGCGTGCCGGTAAGGATCTGCCCGAGGCGCCGTTCTTCTGCGGCACGGTCGGCAGTTATCCGGGCATCAGCACGCTCAGCTTCAACGTCACCATCCCGGACGGCTTTGATCAGTACAACCGCCAGGTGCATCTGTTCATCCGTGGTGGCATGGCCGTCACCCGGATCTACGACAGCGTGACCGGCCCCAGCGACAACTTCGCGGACCTGGTGAAGTGGCTGCTGGTCAATACCAGCAGGGTGCCGGCGGCGATGATCGACAACACCGCACTGCTGGCAGCAGCCACGTTCCTTGAGGTGAACGGCTTCACCTGCAACATCGAGATCCGCGAAAGCACCAACTACTCCGACCTCGCCGCCAGGCTGGCGCCTTACTTCCTGCTGGCCGAGAGCAGCGCAGGTGGCAAGCGCGGGCTGCGGCCGCTGCTGCCGGTGACTGCCGGCGGCGCCATCAAGACCACGGCGATCACGGCGGAGTACACCTTCACCGAAGACACGGTGCTGCCCGGCACGCTGGAGATCAATTACCTGTCACTGGCGGACCGGCAACCCTTCGTGGCGCAAGTGATCTGGCGCCAGCAGCTGGAGAGCGACATCGGCATTATCCGCACCGCCGAGGTGCGTTACAGCGGGACTGCCGAGACCGGGCCGTATGAGTCGCACGACCTTTCGACGTTCTGCACCAGCGAGGATCACGCGGTAAAGGTTGGCGCCTACATCCTGGCAAAGCGGCTCTACACCACGCACACCATCCGGTTTGCAGCCAGGCCGCAGGAGCACAACACGCTCATCAGCGCTGGCGACATCATCCGCGTGCAGCTGGCGCGTGACAACACCACCTACACCAACTCAGTGCATGACTACCTCTACCAGGTAGAGCGCATCACCAAGACACTGGCGGGCGATGTGAGCTATGAGGCCACGCACTTCCCGATCGACGACCAAGGGCGCAGCCTGATCGCATTGGATGTGGCTGCTGCTGTCGGCACTGGCATCATCCTGCCAAGCGGCCGCACTGGCGTCAGCTGTGATGTGAACTCCAGCAGCGACAACACCATCCCCGCTGAGACATTCACGGCGGCTGATGGTGATGAACCCCTGGAGCTATCACCAAGCGGCGGCGGGCTGGGCTTCAACGATTCAGCGCCGACTGGCGACACCGGCAACGCTGATGACGGGCTTGACGGGCAACCTGCAACAGTGTTCCCTGCAATTACCGCTGGCGATTTAGCAAGAACTCCGCAGCTAACTCCTACGCTTGATTCAATCTGGACAATACCAAGTCCCTGCAATGCAGGGCAGACAATCAGAATCGATAAGTACGTGAACGGAGAGATGGTAGAGAGTCAGGAGGGCACAGATCCCTTCATGATCCCTTATTACGCCTACATCGCAGTAGGAGAAGAGGAGATCGAAGTTTATTTCAAAATCTACTGCGACGATGTGCTAACCGGCACCACTCAAATCGTGCCAGTAACCGGCTGGTCAAATGGTGCCCCCGGCAACCCGGTGGGTTGGGCTGTACATCAAGGCTTTGGAGGTGCTTTTGGATGCCCGCCTGACATGGTTGGCTATAAGATTTTCTGCGGCACTGCCGTTAGCGGCTGCCACGCTTCAAATAGCGAACTCCCTAGCGGAATCGCCTATTACAGATCAGCAAGCAATCCTAATGTTGTTGCCTACGATTACAGGGACCTTATTCCATTCAGCGAATACGAGGAAACGGAAGCAGGTACTTGGGTGGGAAATAACGAATGCGGCATTTACGGCAGCGGTACGCCATAAGAATTTATGACAACCTTCCCTTCACTAACGCCAGCCACACGCGCCTTCACGCCAGGCGAGTATCCGCACACGCCGTTCACGACTTACAACAGCCTGCAGAATCGCGTGCGTCATAGCAATGTGATGCTGAGCAGCTCAGTTCGGCTGAGTTTCATCGCCCTGGCTGAGGCTGACATGCTCAGCATCCTCAGCCACTACCAAGGCCAGTTCGGCAGCTTTGAAAGCTTCACACTGCCATCCAGCATCTGGAGCGGCGTCACCACCATCAGCGACTACCAGCTGACGGACTACCGCTGGCGGTACACGGAAGCGCCAACCGTAGATGATGTCTATTGCGGGCGCTACAACGTCGAGCTGACGCTTGAAACCGTGCCGCCTGAAGGCAAGTTTGCCAACGGCACTGAACTGGTTGTGATCATTACGCTGGCGCCTGGGGCTGCTGTGACAACCAACGGCCTGCAGCAGAGTGTCACACTATCCATTGCTGGCGGCTCGGCTTCTCAAGTCATTGGCGGCGATGGTCTTCAGGAGAGCATCACGGTCAGCCTCGTGGGCGGCACAGCTTCTGTGATTGCTGGCGAAGGTACTGCCGACGAGGCAAGCTTCTGGAGTAACTGGGCATTTGCCAGCAGCCACATCTTCTTGTACGAGCAAGGGACAGCAACCGAATCGCCTGCGTATTGGATGACGTGGCAAGCGTTGCCCGAAAGCTCTCCGCTGCTATTTGAAGATGCCACCTAGCTATCGCTAAGCTGGAAGCACACTGATTAGACGTTTGCAGTCTTGACGTTATGGCAGCTCCCAACATTAAGAGCGGCAGCTCGGTCACGACGGTCACCGGCAAGACGGTTGGGTATGCCGTCACCACCTCGATGGCCGCAGCACTGAGCAACGGGTCTAGCAGCGGCAAGGTGCTGAAGGTCAACTCGGTGTACTGCGCCAACGTGGATGGCGCAGCAGCAGCCGACATCAGCCTGGAGCATTACAACGGCACCACCGGCTTTGCCATCGGCAAGACGATCGCCGTGCCTGCTGACGCTACGCAGGTGCTCGTGACCCGCGAGGCGTACATCTACCTGGAGGAAGGCCACAGCCTCCGCGCACAGGCCAGCGCTGCCGGCGACCTGGAGCTGGTCATCTCCTATGAGGACATCAGCTGATGCTTGGCTTTAACGGTGGCTTAATGGGCGTCAGGCGGACGCCTACAACCAGCTCGGCATCGGGACTGTGGTTTCAGAATGAGCAGAGCGTCGCACAAAGGGCGGGGATTTGGCCTTTTGCTGCGGCAAGCACAGCAAGGTACTTTCGCTTAGCAAATTTTGCCAACACGGCACTTGATAGTGATACTTTAGACTTTGGCGAGATTGAAGTTTACGACGGCGACACTCTGCATACCGGAATTACATGCACAAGCAACATCACATGGGATGCCGGTCAAAATAGTTATCTTGTTGATGGCATTACAAGCACAGCTACCCGTTCGTATGTTCAAAGCTGGAGCAGTATACGATCAACGGCGACCATCACACTGGATCTCGGCTCAACTAAAACCGTGAGCCACATAAAGATATTTTGCCTCTACGGTGCAAGTAGATTTCCCGCATCTTTTGACCTACAAAGCTCGGCTGACAACACAAGTTACGGC